AACCTAACGCCGTCCGGTGAATTGCTCAAACGGCTGCGACTAGAGATTGGCAACGATGGACGCTTTTTGGCAAAGCGAGCTGCCAACGATCGTGAGCGAGACAGAATTCGAGGAAACACAATGAAAACGCTATCCAAGATACGAATGATCGTGAAGCGTCTTGGCGAAGATTGTGCGGCTCAAGTGTTGGCCGAGCGTTTCCCGCACCTGAGGCTCTATGCGGCCGCTTAAGTTTGAGTCCGTCCAGGAGCTTGAGCGGATGATCGACGCTTACTTTGCTGAATGCGATCAGGCGAAAGAGCCATACACGGTATCCGGCCTTGCATTAGCGCTAGACTGCACGCGAAAGACGCTGCTGAACTACGAAGCCCGAGAAGAGTTTTTACCCACGATAGAAAAGGCGAAGGCAAAGTGCGAGGCGTATGCAGAGAAGCGGCTGTTTGGAACGGCTCAGGTCGCCGGTGCGATCTTTAATCTGACGAATAACTACGAGGGCTGGTCTAACAAGCACGAAATGAACCTCGGCGGTCAAAATGGCAAGAACCCGCTCGACGCGAGCTTGACGATCAGCTTCGTGAAGCCGAAGAGCGATGCGTGATAGAGTGCTTCGATACCCTAATCCGCAGCGACCGTAAGGCAACGCTGCATCATGTGGGTAGGCCGATGGAAGCCGAAGTGTGGTACACATCAGACGACGGAACGAAGTGGCGGCTGACGACCTTCTCGAAGGCAAATTTGGAAGCCGGTTGGTGGAAGGAGATCCCCGAGTGGTATAGGCCCTCGTGATCGAGTTCCCCGACAAGCTCCAGGCTCTTTTCGAGCCTTGCCGCTACAAGGTCCTCTATGGTGGCCGTGGCGGGAGTAAAAGCTGGGGGATAGCCCGAGCATTGCTGGTGATGGGAGCCAGTAGGCCGCTTCGCATCTTCTGCGGGCGCGAGATTCAGAAGTCGATCAAGGACTCGGTGCATAAGCTTCTCGGCGACCAGATTCGAGCGATCGGGCTCGACGGCTTCTATGAGGTGCTGCAATCAGAGATTCGCGGCAAGAACGGAACTGAGTTCCTGTTCGCCGGGCTGAAGCACAACATCAACAACATCAAGTCGCTGGAATCGGTCGACATCGCGTGGATCGAAGAAGCGCAAACCGTCACCAAGTCCTCGTGGGACGTTCTGATTCCGACCATCCGTAAAGAAGGCTCGGAAATCTGGGTGTCGTTCAATCCGGGGCTGGAAGAAGACGAGACTTATCAGAGGTTCGTGAAAAAGCCGCCGGCGAACGCCACGCTGATCGACATCGGCTGGCGCGACAATCCGTGGTTCCCCGAGGTGCTGCGAGCTGAGAAGGACGATCTGAAGGCCCGCGACCCTGACGCCTACCTGCATGTGTGGGAAGGCAAGTGCAAGCAGGTGCTGGATGGCGCGATCTTCGCCAACGAACTGCGGGCGGCGATGGAGCAGGACCGAATAACCCGAGTGTTGTACGACGCCTCGAAGCCGGTCCGACCAGTGTTCGACCTGGGCTGGGCGGATAACACGAGCATCTGGTTCTCGCAAAGCGTCGGCAACGAATTCCGACTGATCGACTGCTACCAGAATCGCGGGCACCGGATTCAGCACTATATCGAGATACTGCAGAAGCGCGGGTACTTCTACGACGCGATCTACCTGCCGCACGATGCCGCGAACGAAAACCTGACGGCTGAGCGGACGGTCGAAGGCGTGATGAAGGCGGCCTTCCCGAACTGCAACGTCGTTGTGCTGCCGAGGCTCGGCCTAAAAGATGGCATTGACGCGGCCCGAACCATCTTCGGGCAGTTCCGGTTCGATGCCGACAAATGTGCGGATGGCCTGATGGCGCTCCGGCATTATCGCTACGAGATCGACTCGGACACCGGCAAATTCGGAAAGAATCCGGAGCACGATTGGTCGTCGCACTTCGCCGACGCCCTGCGTTATCTCGCGGTGAGCATCCGGCAGGAAGAAAAGGCGAGGCCGAAGCCTCAGCGGTATTCCGGGAATTGGATGAGTTAGTCCTCTTGAGGTTGAGCGTCTAGGAAGTCACCGCGAAAACAGCAATCTAGGAAAACCGCCATCGAAATGCGAATCGCTCACCGGGCGAACAACACCTATAAGTAGAGTTATATGGATGGACAAAGACATTCTGGCCGAAGCCAAGGACGCATTCGCCGAATGCGAGGAGGCAGAATTCGATAACCGCAAGGCTGCGCTCGAAGACCTGCGGTTCGCCCGTCTGGGTCAGCAATGGCCTGCCGAGGTCGAGAAGCAGCGTGAACTCGAAGGGCGCCCGTGCCTGACGATCAACAAGCTACCGGCATTCCTGCGCCAGGTCATCAACGACGCCCGGCAGAACAAGTCGTCCATCAAAGTGCATCCGGTCGATAGCGGTTCCGATCCGCAGACGGCCAAGGTGCTCGACGGCCTTATCCGGAATATCGAATACATCAGCAACGCGGACACGGCTTACGACACGGCTCTGGACTTTGCGGCGTCGATGGGCTTCGGATATCTCCGGGTGGTCACGGACTACCCGTACGACGACACATTCGACCTCGACCTACTGATTAAGCGGGTGGCGAACCCGTTCACGGTCTACGGAGATCCGCGGAGCGAGGAGGCTGACTCAAGCGACTGGGACCTGTCCTTCGTGACCGAGATGATTACGCGTGCCGAGTTCAAGGCAAAGTATCCCGACGCTGAAGAGGTCGACTGGCGGTCAGACGATCGCGACGATCATTGGGCCGAATGGTGCGGCGAAGAAGAGATACGCGTCGCCGAATATTGGACTCGGGAGAAGGTTGCCCGCCGATTGCTGAAGCTCTCGGACGGCACGACGATTCAGGAGGAGGACTTCCTGCAGGTCGATCCGCACACCGGGCTGTCGATGGCGATGATCGCCGAGGCGACGGGCGTAACTGTGGTGCAGGAGCGCGAGACGTTCGGCTACAAGGTCACGCAACGCACAGTTACTGCGGCAGAGGTTTTGAGCGAGGTCGAGTGGCAAGGCCGCTATATCCCGCTGGTGCCGGTGTACGGCGAAGAGATCAATATCGAAGGCAAGCGGCACTTCCACAGCCTCATCCGGCAGAGCAAGGACGCTCAGCGGATGTTCAACTACTGGCGCACGGCCTCGACCGAATTGGTGGCGCTGGCGCCGAAGGCTCCGTTCATCGGGCCCAAGGGTTCTTTCAACACGGACTCGGGCAAGTGGGAGTCGGCGAATACCGTTTCCCATCCCTACATAGAATATGACCCCGTCAACGGCGCGCCTCCGCCTGCGCGACAGCCCTTCGCAGGCGTCCCCGCCGGAGCATTGCAGGAGGCGCTCAACGCTTCCGACGACATGAAAGCCATTCTCGGACTGTACGACGCGTCTCTCGGCGCTCGAAGCAATGAGACGTCGGGTAAGGCGATCATGGCCCGGCAGCGGGAAGGCGATATCTCGACTTTCCACTTCTCGGACAACTTAGCTCGTGCCCGCCGTCACCTTGGCCGTATCCTGATCGACCTTATCCCGCATGTCTACAAGAGCGAGCGGGTGGCGAGAGTCATGGGCGAAGACGGCCAGCCGGAGAACGTAACGCTCAATCAGCAGGTCATGGACCCGAATGGCATTATGCGAAGGTTAAACGATGTGACCACGGGCAAGTACGACATCACGGTGTCGAGCGGCCCGTCGTTCACCACGCGCCGGGAAGAAGCGGCCTTCCAGATGACGGAGATGATCCGGGCGTTCCCGCCTGCGGCTCCAGTGATCGGCCCGCACTTGGCTAAGAACCTCGATTGGCCGGGGGCGGAAGAGATTTCGAAGGAGCTGGAAATGCTGAGCCCTGCGAAGCAAGCCCAGCAACCACCTCCGGACCCGATGCAGGACCCGAAAGTTCAGCTGGCACAGGCGCAGCTTGAGATGAAGAAGGCGGAAGCGGTCGAAGACGCAAAGATCCAGCGAGAGAAACTGCAGCTGGAGCGTGAGAAAGCGGAACTCGATGCGGCCCTTAAGATTCAGGAGCACCAGGCGGACATGGAGATGATGCGCGAGAAGCACGTCACCTCGATCCAGCAGTCGCGCGAATCAGCGATGACCAAACTGCACGGCGATACGGTCGACGCGATGGGCTCGAAGCCTGAAGAAGGCGTCATTCACCCGTTGGTGATGCTGATCGACTCGATCCAGCAGTCGAACCAGGCGACGCAAGCAGCATTGATGCAGGGCTCGGCACAGGTCGCGGAGGCGATCGTGCAGAGCAACCAGGCGACGCAGCAGGCGTTGGTCGAGAGCAACGCGATGGTCGCTCAGGCGCTAGCCGCGGCGAACGACAAGCCGAAAACGATAACCATGACCACGTCCCAGGGCAAGCAGCTCAAGGCGACGGTCAATTAGAGGAGTATTTATGAGGAAAAGCGCAACGGGAACCGTGGCACCGGCAGGCACGCAAGCAGCTGCAGGAAAGCTAACGGCCGGTCAGCATGAGGTGCTAATCGAATCGGTGGTCGGTGAAAACGACGGCCTGCTCGACAGCGACGGCAATCCGGCAGTCAGTCTCCGGCAGATGGTTCGTTGCGTCTATCCCGATGGCTCGGCGAAGAACCATCAGGTGGCGAATATCGCGGACCTGCTGCCTCAATTGGTCAATCAGCTACGGGGCCGGTTTGGCGTCGTCGAGGTGCAGATCGCTTCCGCACCGGCGGAGCTAAAGGCGGGTGCGTCCGTGAAGGTGGAGGTCTAAGATGCCCAGCAATCTGAAGTACAAGACCTCGAACCGCAACAACCAACTCGACGAAATCACGGGCGATATCGGTTCCAACGGTCTCTTGCGGATCTACGATGGCACCCAACCGACGAATGTCGACACATCCCTCGGTGCGCAGACGTTGCTGGCGGAGCTGGCGTTGTCAGCGACCGCCGCATCTGCTGCTTCGAGCGGCGTGCTCACCCTTTCGAGTATCACCCCTGATTCGAGTGCGAATGCGACTGGTACCGCGACCTGGGGCGCGCTCACGACTTCAGGCGGGACGCGCATCGCCGACTTTTCGGTCGGCACCTCGGGCTCGGACCTCAATCTAAATACGACCAGCATCGTTTCCGGCGCCCAGGTGTCGGTTTCGAGCTTCCAGATCACCGGCGGAAACGCCTAACGCTGAGGTAGTCCTATGACTACCGAGATATACGACTCTGGCACAGCGGTCGATTGGGTCTTCCCCTCTGGGGTTACGTCAGTCGAGGTCGAGCAGTATGGCGCCGGTGCCGGCGGCGGCGGTTCAGGATCGGGAACAACCAGCGGCGGAGATGGTGGGGGCTCGGGTTCGTACCTGAAGAAGACCATATCGGGCACGCCGGGCGTTACGACGCTTAGATACACGGTCGGCACGGGCGGCAGCAGCGGTATTGGCGCGGCGTCGGTTAATAGTGCGACAGCCGGCGGCAACGGCAATCCAACGATTGTCGAGGTGCTGGGTGGAGCGACCTATACGGCTCCGGGCGGCACAGGTGGCCCTAGAGGGCAGCAAGGCAGCGGCGGCGCGGGCGGCACACTCCCGACCGGCGGCGATGTAAATACTGCAGGTATCGCAGGCGACAACGCCGCGACTGGCGGTTCAGGCAAAGGCGGAAACAGCCCGGCTCCCGCGAGCGCGGCTGGCGGCGCGAGAATTACTTCGACCGGCAACGGAAATGCGGGTTCAGCACCCGGTGCGGGCGGCTCTGGCGGCTATCAATCAAATGGTAATGGTGGGCCTGGTGCAAATGGCCGCGTCATCCTTACTTACACCGCGTCCAGCAATACCACCGGAACGTTTTCCGCCACAGAAACAGCGGATAGCACTGCGGCAAGCGGCATCGAAGCGCTTTCCGGATCGGCAGCATCGACCGAAGCACGCGATACTTCAGCTGCTTCAGGTCTAGCGGGTATTCGCGGCACGGCATCGCTGGCTGAGGCATCAGACACTACGACCGGCAGCGGGACGCTCAGATTTATTGGCAGCTTCTCGGCTACGGAAACCAACGACGCAGCAGACTCGTCGGCGGTCTCGGAATTCGTAGGTGTGTTCATCGCCAGTGAGTCGGCTGACTCAGTCAGCGCTAATGGGCAGGCAGGCATTCGCGGGGCTCTTGTTGCAACTGAGCATTCAGATGCCGCATCGGGCACCGGCCAGCTTGCGACCGTGGGCGCATTTACGGCTACGGAGGTTGCGGATAGCTCGAACAGCTCGGCCCAAACCGGGTTCGACGGCGAAGTCGCCGCTGCAGAGGCAAATGACACCGCCGTGGCCGCTGGCCTGGCTGGTATTCGCGGAGCGGCGTCCGCGTCCGAGAGCGCAGATACCGCGACCGGCGTAGCTCAACTGGTCAATGCCGGCTCGGCGACGATCAGCGAGACCGCTGATGTTGCGAGCGGAAGCGGGCAGGCCGGTATTCGCGGAGCGTTTGAGGCTGCGGAATCATCGGACTCGACGGATGCATCGGGTAGTCAGGACACGGCGGGCGAAGCGGCGATCGAAGAGGTCGACGACAGCGTCGAGGCGGTCGGAATTGCAGGAATTCGCGGCAGTGCAACAACGTCCGAAGCTGGCGACACTATGTCGGCGGCCGGATCGATGGACTCGGCTGCGTCGGCGGACATCATTGAGGCAAATGATACGGCCGAGAGCGAAGGCCACGTTGTTCAGGCAACAGAAGAGCAGGCAACGCCCGGCATAATGCCAAGGCGTCGCTGGTCCGTCAGAACGGGCCTCGGCACTCGTTACTTCGACACCTACGAAGAGGCTGTCGAGTTCTACGAAGAGGGCTTTGAGCAGCCCGAAGAACGGCGCCCGGCACTGAAAAAGGTCAGGCGGCTCGGCAAGGCACCGATCTATTACGCCGAGCAGCCGATTGCAGCGTTCACGGTCGAGGGCAGGCACGCGATCACGATCTTGAAAAAGCGCGACGATCGCCGAGTGCGCGCGTTGGAAGCTGCGATCGAGCAGCAGCTCGAGCAGATGGCTTTGGAGGCCATTGAAGAGGAAGAACTATTTTTATTGGCGGTCCTTGCCGCCT